CTTTTATTAAAAAATACATCAATATACCTTCTACTCATAGCATCTCCATTTTCTCCTTGAATTTTAGGTCTAGCATTACATTCTGCTACATAAGTAGCGGTGTTTATTACTCTTGTATTACTAGAATACATACCACGAGCATTTATAATTGGATTTGTTAATTTCTTGATAGAATCTTCTAATAATAAACTATCTTCTTTGATTTCACTTATTACACAATATCTAACACCATTCAACTTACTGATTTCAGGTAATGGGCGGTCTCCTGTTATTTCTTTAGTTATAACAGAATGGGATACATCATGAAAGTAATTACCCAATAACAACCCCATCGCAAAATTAATTAGACCTTTTCCATTACCTCCGCTACCATTAGCAAGAGTAAATTTTTCCTCTAAGACAGCAGTTAGACCACTTCTACAAACAGAAAAAAAACATTTTTCTACTTCTTTATTACTAAATATATCACCCATTAAACTATTTATTTCAGATTTATAATCTATTAATGGTTCTTCATAGTCATAACCAGTAATAGTTGTTATATAATCGTATTTATCTCTATTGATAAATTTTCTATTTTTAATATCATAGGTTTTATTATCCCAACAAAATAAATAAGGGTTTGAATCCATAATTATATCTTTACCATTATTCTTGAGTTTATCAAATATATAATCTATAATATGTCTTGTATTGGTCGCACTTTTACAACTTTTAATATTTTTTTCTATTTGTTTTATTTGGTCTTTATACAAATCTTTATTGGAACAACTTTCACATTTACATTTTTTTTCTATATTGGTACATACTGGTAAAATAGACATTTTATAATATAGTTTTCTTAATTCCTTATTCAAATAGTCTAACAATTTATCAGTTGTTAATGCTAACATAAATTCTTTTTTCTTCTCCTCCCAGATACATTTAACAGAATTATAACCATAATAACACTCCATAGTAGAATGATAAAAGACATCATCGCTTATATTAATGAATATTTCGGCATAGTCAGTATCTCCTAACTCCTCATAAGGTTTAATAGGTATTTTATTATATTTATCAAGTATTTCAAAATGATTTTTAGGATTAGATAATTTACTATAATAATAAATAGTTCCCACACTATAATTTATTCCCTTAATTCCAGATACAATATTATCATAATCCCCACTTTTATATTTACTACTTTTCTTACTAAAATAATCAATGTAATCAATTTCATTAATAGATTTTAAAGCGCCAACAATATTAAACCAACTTTTAAAGTTATCACAATAATCAACGCTAATGTTATTCAATAGTGATTGTAAAAATTCATTATTCATTTTTTTACCAATTTCTTCTACACAATCATCATTAGTTTTCATTTTAATAATTTTTTTAACTTCGTCTTTACTAGTATTAAATTTAGGAAATTGCTCCATTACAATATCCATATCTATTTTAAATATACTATTACCAAATAGTTTATTACTTTTGAACCAAATGAAATCAGTAATTAAATCTCTTTCATTTTCTGTATCAACTACTTTAGTAGCATTTATGAATTCTTGATTTTCTATTATAAAATGAAACCCCTTAGTATTACCTTCAGTATAATAACAACCATCTAAGAAGGGATACTCTTCTAAGGTTTCCTCAATAGTTCTACCTTTTTTATCATCATCAAATATTGCTAATGGGGTATTACTTAAATCAAATTCCATTACACAATACCTAGTTTCATTATTTTCATTAGCTAACCAAACAGAATTATTATAACATTCATTTTTAGTCCAATTTTTATTTTTACCACATATATTTTTTTTATTACCATTATCATCTAGAGTATAGTGTATCCATTTTGGTTTAACTCCGTATTGTTCCATTAAACAACTTAAGTTTTTATTAAAATCCATTATATAATATATTATAAGAAAAAAATTTTAAATTATTTTAAGTAAATTAACTAATAATTAAATAATTTACTTAAAATATTTTTCTATTGACTAATAAACAATTTTCAATTCACTAATTCACATTTTACCAATTATCTATTATAAATACATCATCTTCTATTTTATCTCCTTTATCTGTAGTAATTTTTTTTAATGTTTTTAAATAAGGTTTTATTTCTAAACCTTGATTAATTATATGGTAATTTTGCCCATATATATCCATGTGTTCTTTAGGTATAAAATTATTTTTTTCATTATACATTATAATAAAATCATGTAAATTATGAACTTTTTTTATAATATGGACATATTTATTAAATTCATCATAATCAGAGGTATTAATATCATATCCATATTTTTTCCTCCAATATCTAATTTTTTGAGCAATATTATCACGGCGTTTTCGTTCTTTTTTCTGTTCTTCCACAGAAGAAAAATAAGTTTCAGTTTTACAATCGTATAATTTAGAAGGCATATATATATTATTATGAGAAAATAATTTTAAATGGATTATCTTAAATAAATAATAATTAATTCATTATATAATCTATCCTCCTCTTTTTGGGAAAATTGAGGAATTTATAATTTATAAAGTATTCTAAGAGAATATATTTTGATATAAAAAACTTTTTAAGAATATTAAATTACTCACTCATTTTTTTTTATTGATTTTATATAATGGTTGAAAAAAAATACCCTAAAAGATATACTGCTGGATTATCAAAAGAAGATAAAAAAAAACAAAAAAAACAATTAGATAAATCTACAAGTGATTATAAAAAAGGTAAATTAACAGATAGAAAAAAGTTAGATAGTTATAAACCAAAAAAATCTAAATATGTAGAATCTGTAAAAGAAAAAACTGGTTTACCTATAAATATTGATAAATTAGCGGACAAGTTTAGTAGAAGTGAAAAACGAAAAAAACAACTTTTAAAAGGAATGGAGGAAATAATAGATAAGGGTAAAGGTGCTTACTATTCTAGTGGTTCAAGACCTAATCAAACACCAGATAGTTGGGGGAAAGCACGACTAGCAAGTGTATTAGTCGGTGGCCCAAGTAGAAAAATAGATAAAAAAATCGTTGATAAGTATGATATACCAAAAATATAAAATTAAGATGGTTGTGGATTATTTTTTAACCATTCTTGAATCATAGGTCTTATTCTAGTTCGTTTTGCTCCTGCTTTTTTTGGTAGCATTTGACCCTCTGGAAACAATCTTTCGTATGCTTGTTGTCTACTAGCGCTCCATTTCTTGGTTGGGTCATCTACAAACTCAATTAATTCTCTTATATCACTATTATTACCTTCACCTATAATTAATGGAGGCATTGGTATTGGGTCAGGTTTTGGTATGTCCTGTCCTCCATCTACTGGGTCTATTGGCGCTCTTTCTACTAATTGATTTATTTCTTTCTGTATCGCATTATAAACATTTCTCAAATCTTCATATAATGTTTCATTTGCTACTCTATTTACAGTTTTAATAGAACTATTTTTAGTTTGGATTTTTCCAAAGTCATCTTCCAAATTTCTTTGTCTTTGTAATAATTCATCTCTTGTTTCTGGTTTACTTAAATTTTCTATATCATTTAATTCTTTTTCATATAATGCTTTTTTCTTTTTTAATAATTCAGCATATTCATTACCTTCTTTATCTAATCCCTTTTTCTCTAATATTTTTTGTATATCTGAAGGTGTATCACCACTTGTAATACCTATTATTTTTACACCTTTTCTAGTTAATATTATTCTTAATAATTCATCTGGAGTTTCGTTTAATTGATTAAACATTTGTTGATTAGCAACCCTTAATAATTGGTTTGTATCTACATAATTACGCTGTGCTACTGATAAATTACCCAACCATGCGTTATATCTAGTTAATAATTGTTCTCTAGTTTCATTCGCTTCATTTAATTTATCAATTGGTATATGATATTCCCCTGGTCTTAATTGTTGAGTATTAAATTCTACATTTTCTCCATATCTTCTAAAAGCGTCATTTATTTCAAACCATGAATCATTATTACCACTCCTAGGAGCGCTTAAAGTTAATCTTTTTCCAGAAATACCTATTAAATCCCCAGTTTCTTTTTCTAATTTTAAATCTTCTGTAACTGGTTGTGGTAATGGTCTAGAAGGGTCTACTGGTTGTGGTGTTATTGGTGTTGGCGGTAATGGTCGAGAAGGGTCTACTGGTGTTGGCGGTAATGGTCGAGAAGGGTCTACTGGTGTTGGCGGTAATGGTCTAGAAGGGTCAACTTGGTTTTTTTTCGCTTCCTCTGCTTTCCTTTTATTAATTTGCTCTATTATACTTTTAGTGGCTGGGTCATTTGGATCTAATTGTTTTAATATTTCTGCTTCTAAAGTGTCTAATTTTTCACCTACATTATTACTCGGTCTAACAGGTATTACTTTAGATGGTAATATTTGTTGTGGTTGAATTATTTGGGGTTGATATGGTGTTTGTGGTGGAATAATAGGGAAAGTCCCTACTCCTTGAGGTCTTGGAGCAACTGGGAACAATTCATTAGCACGATTAACAGTAGCAGTATTTTTAATTAATTCTTGAATTTTTAATATTTTTTGTTTTATTTCATCAATTAATAATTCTAATTGTTTGATGCTTTTAATTTGATTAATATTTTTAGGCAACTCTCCTAAATCTTGTGGTAATTTTACTTTTTTTTCTTTAGCAATAGCAATTTCATTATCATAAGTTTGTAAAAGTTGTTTTAATTCATCAATCAATTCTTTTTTCTTACTACTCCCATTAGTTCTTCTTTTCTTTTTTTTTACTTTTCGTAATTCCATATCACTAGGAAAAATAATCTGTATAGCATTCTGGTTAACATTATTATTTTTAGTCATTATAATATATACTAAAATAAAAAATATTATTATAAAATATAAATGAATATAATAGATTTTATAAATGATTCTATGGTAAAAATTAAAATGAGTTATGGGGTAGAGCGTGTACGACAAATGGAAAAACCAAACAAAAAACCAAAGAAAGTAAAAACTAAAACTAAAACTAAAATTAAAACTAAAACTAAAAAGTAAAAATCAGTATAATAAAAATAAAATATAATAATATAAATATGAGTAGAAACATATTAAATGAGGGTAGAATATTTATTAATACTATTACTGGAGGAGATGCTATAAATATATCTTCAACTAATTCAACATCTTCAACCGCTAATGTAAAAATATCAAAACAAACTGCTAATACTACTATTTCAGATACTGATTTATTTTTATTAGAGGATAATGCAGGTAATATTAGAAAAATTACAGGGGCAAATATGAAAAATGAAAATTCTAATTGGACTTATAATAGTTCAACAACAACATTATATCCAGATAATACTGGTGATAAAGTAGTTATTGGTGCTACAAGTATAACTGCTGGGTATACTTTTCAAAATATGGGTGATACTTATTTAGTGGGTGATACAAGAATAAAAATAGATGGTTCTACAAGTCAAGTAGCAAATAATCCTTTAATATGTAGTAAATCATTAATAGTTAGAGATGGAACTGCTGGTGCTGGATTTATAAAATTTTTTGAAGATGAAGATAATGGAACTAATAATTTACAATTAATAGCACCAGCATCAATAGCGAGTGATTGTGTATTAAATTTACCTACATTTACTGGAACTGAAACATTAGCATTAAGTAGTTCTGTGCCTAATTTAACAACAGCAGAAAATTTTGGAACAGCATTATCAATAACAGATCCTGATACTTTAAATATAGGGACTGGTGGTAATTCAAGTGGAGTTGGAGCAACAACAAATATAGACGGATATAATATAAATATAGGTAAATTAGTATCTAATGGCGTCCCTAATAATTCAGGAAGCGTAGGAGCAGATAATATAACTATACAGGCAACTCAATATTATAGTGGTAATCCTACAATAAATCTAACAGCACAATCCGCGAGTGGTGTTGTTGATACTTCCGCAAATATAAATATTAATAGTAAATTAAATGGGACTGGTAGTGCTTATATTACTATGGTTGCTGATACTCAAATAATAATGAATACTGGATTTAAAATAAATTCTTCTGGTGCTATTATTGCTGTTGGTAGTAAAATAACAAATAATTTAATTGATACTGGTATAGCAGACAATAAAATAGTTGAAATAGATAGTGCAACAGTAGCGGATAATGATTACGCAAAATTTACAGCAAATGGATTAGAAGGTAGATCTTATAGTGAAGTTAAAACAGATTTATCATTAAATAATGTAGAAAATACTGCTTTATCAACTTTTACTGGTAGTGCAAATATAACAACATTAGGAACAATAGGCACTGGTGTTTGGAATGGAACTGCTATTACTGCTAATTATGGCGGGACTGGATTTCAAACTTATACAATAGGAGATATATTATATGCTAATACAACAACAACATTAGCAAAATTAGCAATTGGTAGTAATAATCAATTTTTAACAAGTAATGGTAGTAATCCAGTATGGTCTACACTTTCATTTACAGACCCATTAAATATAAATGGAACTACTGTTGATTTAGGGAATTTATCAGGCTGGGGGTCAAACAATCAAATTTTAGCAACTAATGGAAGTGATGCTTTTGAATACAGAACACTAACAGCAGGAAGTGGTATAACTATTGGTAATACAAGTTCAACTATAACTATTACTGGACCTTCTGTTTATTGGAAACGAAATACTAATATTAGTTCATTTGATATAGAAACTACTACTGATGTAGACAATATTGATATAACAGTCCCATTTTCAAGTAGTTCATATTTAAAAGCAACAAGCGGTTTTACAAATGGAGCATCAACTGAAAGTTTAAAATATGTAGATTATAGTGTTGGAGGTTCTACTATAAAAGTATTAGAAATTTTTAATACTTTGAATGGAAGTGTAGCAACTCAACTAAAATTTTTACACAATTCTAGTGGTCTTTATTATCCAGTTATTAAAACAGATACTAATGCTGATTTTATAATTCACCACGAAAATGCTGGTGATAGATTTAAAGTAAGTAGATTTTGGGAATACGGACACGCATACGCTATGTGGTATTACGATAATTCGGCGTTTACATACTTTAGAAATCCAAGTGGGACAAATTCAGCCAATTCATTTGCTGGTAGTTATTTTGCTTTTCATAATAATGGAAGCGCTATTTATTCTAATTTACCAGGTGGTGGAACTTCTACAGGAGATTATCATTCATTTGCTACAGCGGGCAACCAATTCGCTCGCATGGACGCCACTGGTTCAGGAAAAATAACTGGTAGTTGGACTGGAAGTTGGGTAGGAACATCAGATAGAAGATTAAAAAAAAACATTATACCATTAACAAAAGCAAAAGAAACACTAATGAAAATAAATGTATATGAATTTGATAAATATGATATAGTTAATTATAATACAATACATAGTGAAACAGAAAAAGATAAATTACTACCATTTAAAGAGAGATTATCAAAAACAACAAGAAAAGTATATGGATTTATAGCACAAGAACTATGTGAAAATACCGAAGAATTAGGTAAAATGTGTGTAGATACTAATGATTGGGGTGAAGAAGAACCAGCGTATATTATAGATGAAAGACCTATATTAGCGTGTGCTATTAAAACAATTCAAGAACAGCAACAAGAAATAAATACTTTAACAAAATTAGTAAATGAAATGAAAACAACAATAGATAAATTAAATTCATCTACAAGTTTTAAAGAATTTAAATCAAAATAAAATATAATAATCATTATATGGATTTAATATCATTAGGTTCATTATTAGGTATTATTGGTTTGTTAGGTGAGAGAGTATTTAAATCTATCAGAAAATCTAGATGTACACATATTCATAGCAAATGTTGCGGTTCAGAAATTGATATTGAAAGGGATGTTGAACAACAAGACCACAAAAATGAAAACGAAGAGAAATAAATTTAAACCACTAATTATTATAAAATTGTCTTATAGTCAAATAGAAAATTTTATAATAATTAAATATTTAATTATTATTTTTTATTTTTTATTATCCATCTCATCAAAAAATTCAATTGATAATGTTATTTGCATAGGAACAGTAGCCGCAGTATAGTTATTTGCTTTAATTAATTTAAATGGTGTTACTGGATCATACGCCATACGCTCTATTTCTATCCTTGGTGGTAATTCAGGACAAGTGAAAGTCATAGCGCTTTGAGCATCAAGTGATACAACATTAACAGTATCAGCAGTAATAATAGCACTACCTAATATATTATTTCTACCATTATTTTCTGTAGAATATCCAAGCATGGGTATATTACTTCTAATAGCAAGTATATGAGTATCATTAACAACAACTCTACCAGCGCCATCAGCATTTTCTAATGATATACTAGAATCTATTACACTTACTTTACATTTTCTTTTTTGTAAATCTATTGGTGTAATAAAAGTAAATGAACCATTAGCATTATCTAAAGTAACAACATCACTAGCAAGAGTAGTATTTGTAATTCTTAAAATATGATTATCACCACACATTATATTATTATAACAGAAAATAAATATATAAATAATTTTTAATAATTTACTCAAATTGGGAAAAATGAGGAGGATAGAATTTATAAAACTTTAGTTCAATATTTTTTACTATACAATAATCTTTTTAGAATAATTAGTTTTACTCACTCAATTAGTGAGGAATCTAACTCTACTTGATTATCTTTTTCTTTTTTATCATTATCATCATCATCAAAAACTACCTTGTCAAAATTTATATAATACCTATCAGGTGTTCCCTCGTATGCTTTTATTAATAAGAAACTATATTTTTTACTCCATGCTTTTTTTAAAAGTTCATTTTGTTGTTCTTTTGATAAATCTTGCATTAGTTCATTTTTTATACAATTGATTTCTGGTGCTGACTCAGTTTTAAATAAGAATATATCAGAAAAATTATTTCTGAGTATCAGATCACACGCATTAAATTTTTGGGAGGTTACTATTATACCTAAACCAGCGTGTCCAGGTTCATTAGGATTTTGAGTTAAATGTCGTCTGTTTAACAATAATGAATGCATCTTGCTGTTATTCTTGATGGTCTTAATGCTATCATCTATGATCATAAGATTATTTAAATTTTCCCCTTCTTTTTCAGTTTCTATAATATCATCTATTAGTTCATTTGTAAATTTTGAATGTATCCTCTCCTCTTTTAATTTTAGTTTATCAAGTGGGGCAGTATCCTTAGATGGGCTAATATAATACACTCTGTCAAAAAAACGGTAATAGAATTTTGGTATATGTGGTTTTTTTTTTGTTGGGTGAGATAATAATAGTTGATTCCATAATGTAGTTTTACCAGAAGAACTAAAACCACATATATATATTGCTGGAGATTTAACTGTTAATGGTTTTGCTGGTATATAAGGTAAGTCAGATAAATCATCTACACTTTGTTCTAATGGTGGAACATGTGTTAATATTTTATTTTTTAAGATTTTCATTATATATAATATACTTTATTTTTAATAATTAGAAATTTAAATTAGTTTAATTCTAATTTTAATTTCAAATTTATTTTCTTATTAGATATTATAAATATGCAACAAGAACAGATAAGTTTAGGCAATCTACCTCTCTCTATGAGATATTCCGTAACAAGTGTACCAGCTGTTGAGGCATCTTCAACACTCGCTCGATTTGATTCTACAAACGGTAATTCAAACTTTAGTCCTACTGGGGCAGACCAAATTAGAATTAGAGTAAAAGCTGACGGATTTATGGATACATCAAAACATTATTTATTTTTCTCAGTCAATACAACTACCGCTGGTGCTAATATTGATGGAGACGCAAATAGTTTCTTCGATAGAATAACTATAGAATCGAATGGTGTATTGATAGAACAAATAGATAGATACGCTCTTTATTCTGGTATTAAAAGAAACTGGGATAGTACTAATGAGGAATTAATAAAGTCTTGTGGTGAATCTGGTGGTGATTATTTAAAAACCACCCAAGCATTAGGAGCATTTGGTTTGGCTGCAGCTGATACAGCAGCCGCTGTAAAAGTTGCCTCTGATGCTTTCCTTGCAGCTTCTAATGGTTTAGCTTTAGAAACTGCGTTGAGTAATTTAGGAGATGCTTTAGTAGCTGCTGAATCTAAAAATTTTGCTATACAGTTAAACTCTGGTATGTTGAAAAATATTTATGAAAAAGCATTACCAGAAGGATTAAATGAATTTGAAATAATTTTAAGATTGAAAAGCGCTACTGGCGCTGTGGTAGGAACTGGAGCAGGAAATAATGATTATACTATTGATAATCCCCGTCTGTATGTACCCTGTTATAAAATAGAAAATGGTGATGTAATGGCCAGTTTCAGAAACGCTATGGCTTCTCAGGGTGTAAGTTGGGTTGGTATGACTGCTAAAACCTACATTAACACCTTGAGTAATAACGCTAATAAACAAATATTACAAATTAACGACAGATCCCAATCTCTTTACGCTTTAGTTAGTGCTATTCGTTCTCTTGACGCTGATACCCAACGATTAGATTATTCTAATACAGCTACATTAGTCAATTTTGCTGGTGGTTATGTCCAGAGTTATGTATATAAACTTATGGGGCAAAACTACCCTCAATCAGAAATTGAAATGAATTTAGCAGAAAATGGTTTAAATGTATCTAGAGCGTATGAAGAAGCAGTTAAAGCATGGGCAAGACCAGGACATAAGTACTCTAATTGTAATGTAACATTAAATCAATTTAAATCCCTTAAAAACGCTTATACATCAGTAACAAACAGTGCATCTAATGATGGTGGAAAAGGTTTAGTGAGTGTAGATTTAAAAACCTTTGATTCAAAAGAATTGAGAATGAAGGGTATAAATACCGCTATGTCTGGCGCTCCAGGTACATTAGAGATAACCATGAGTGGCGCTCCTGGTGCTAATCAAGATATTACTACCTTTGCACTTATTGAAGCTACATATATAGTTAATCCGAATGGGTCTATGGCTGTAATCCAATAAAAAAATAGTTTATTATATTGATTTATTAATGGTTTTATCGTAAGAGCATCGTTATAATTTAAATTATAATGGCGTTTAAGTGATAAAAAGACTAAAAACGCATTAATTAATCAATATAATAAACTAAATATTTTATTTTTGTTAAATAAATATTAAATCTTTACTTAAATTCATTTTATAACAATAATACATAACCCCATAAGGTGGCGTATATCCTTTTTTAGGGTTTGTTAAATGTGTAAATGTTGGTCTAGTAAATGGACTTATTACCTGTAATTCATCTCTAAATAATCTTTGAAACCATTTCATTAATAATACTTTACTAAATGCTATAATAATAAACGGTTTATCTAATTCTTTCAATCTTATGCAAATATCTTTCATTTTACTAAATGGTAAATTGTCTATTATCAAATCAAAATCAGGATTAAATTTAAAAAAATCTTTATCTTCATGAATTACATCAAATCCTAACTCTTTAAAATATTCTTTTTGTTTCCCATCACAATAAAAAGGACACCAAATCTTTTTATTTTGAGGTATGTAGTCTTTTATAATCTCCCAACCAATTTTATCCGTTGTATAATTATCTGAATCTTTATCTTTAGTAAAACTCATTATATATTCATTATAATATATTTTAATTTTATCATTTCCACACTATTCTATCGTAAGTTAAAATATTTTTTTTATTTTTTTCAAATTGTACTACTATAGACATACCGTACCATTTATATACTTTGCATAAATGAATTTTAGTTAATCCGTAATTATATTTTTCAAATATTTCTATTCTTCTTGGAGTTAAATTTCCTACACCTATTAAATATTGTATAATTCTTGGTTTTAATGAGATTGATTTTTCAATTACTTTATCTAAAATACTATATGGAGGATTAGAACAGATAATAGTAATACTTTCATCAAAATCAAAAAAATCTTTATTTTCTAAAATTTCACTATATTTTTTTTTACATTCAATAGGATACTGATTATAATAACTACCACTATTTTTAAAAGGGTCATACCAAATATCATTTTTATCATAATCAATCATATTAATAGAATATTTAGATAATTCTAAGGGTGTAATAAAAATATCATTTGAATTACTTCTTTTTTTTATTTCATGAGATATTTTAGAACTCATTATATATTCATTATAATATATTTTAATTTTTATCATTTCCATTATGTAAATTATAAGATTTAAGTAAAACTTCTAAACTAGTTCCTCTATCTTTGCTAATTGTATCTAACTTTGAAAAGTTTTTATCATTTAATAAATCTTTTACTACAATCTTTACTAATCGGTTTTGACCTAATCTATCAATTGTTAACTTCAATATTTTATCGTTAAAAGTAATTAAATTATTTATTTTATCTCCATTTTTCATAGGTAAAATATAATCACCGTCTTTTAAATTCAAACTTTTCAATTCTTTTAAAAACTTTGAATTATTTATTTTTATTTCTTTTGTTCCGTGTGTTTTATCAGTTTTATAATCGTTTATATTTAAAATTACATTTTTACCTTTCGTCATTATATAATTTTCTTCTTTATCTTTTGGTAAAACTTTAACAAATTTTAAATTTAAATCTTTATTTCTTAATCCATGATTAATCATAATATAGTTTATGATATATCTAATACCAGTAAGTTCATTTAATTGATTTTGTATATACTCTAAACTTGGTAATTTATCATCCATTTTATCTAAGTTATCTTTTCTAGTTTGTTTTATTGAATCACTCAAACTATTTCTAAACTTTATCAATTTGTCAACTTCTTCATTATTATATTTTCTAACTAAAATTATCATATTTAAATATAATTGTAAAGTATTGGGATTATCATATAAATTTTTTAATTTTTTTATTATTGTTGGTTGTAGTGTTAATAAATTGAATGGTATATTATTACCAATATTTTTATAAGTCTTAATAGTTTGGTCAGATACCTTTTTCTCATTTTGTATATGTTCTAAATATTTATTTATTATTTCGGTATTTAATACTTTTTTAGGCATATTATTAACAATATAATATATTTTAATTTTTATTTTTATTAATAAAAATTAAAATATTTATATAATATAAATGGATGATAATTGTGAAAATAACGATTTTTTAAGTCAAAAACAAAGACAACAATTGAACTCATATATTGATAGTAAAAATATGATAGATGATTCATGGATTCATGAAACAGATAAAATTGTTTTATTAAAATATATCAAAACATTATATAGTAATAAATTTGCGTGGGCAGACGATACACTCTTAAAGTGTTTAATAACTAAACACTATAACGATACTATAAATAATATGAATAAAGAGGAATATCTAATAGAAAAAGAAACAGAAAATACATTAGATATAATTGATAGAATTGTCTAAAAGTTTTTTTTAATCTTAACATTATGTAATTTTTCATATTTTTTAATTGCTTTATCTAGTGTTTTTTCAGTCCATAATAACATTCTACTATGATATATAGCACTATGTGTACTATTCCAGTTTGGATTGACTTTATGGCGACTAATCCAATTATCCTTTTCTTTTTCTGTTCTACCATCTATAAATGTTTTACCATCTTTTTGTCCAAAGTCATGATAATGTGGCTTAGGTTTTGTCATGTAAATTCTAAATCTTTTATTTTTTCGTGGCGATTTTTCTAATATATAAGTTTCCATTATAATATCTAATATAATAATTCACTATTAATTTGTTATTGAGTTATTAAATCTTACCCCTTTCATTAAGGCGTTGTATATCTGATTATGTGTATTACTTGCTTCTTCTACTGTTTTAAATTTATTATACTTTATTTTAATACCATTTACTACAATAACACAATAGTAACTTTTACCAGAACAATAAACCCCAGTAGGTAAACCATTTTTTCTTTTTACATTTTTTTTCCTAGCATTTTGAATGCGTGTTATTCTTTGTAAATTATGTAAATAATTATTATTCAAATTAGAATCTATGTGATCAATTACAAATTCAGGATTTTCTAGATTATGATTTAAATAAGCAATACCTACTAATTGGTGTATTTTAAGAGTTTTTTTAATATTATTATCATCATATAAATCAACTCTTAAATATCCATGTCTATCTTTTCGTGGTTTTAAAAATAGTTTATATTTTTTAGAATACACATCACCGCTATTATATATTAAGTATTTACTATAATTTTCAATCTCAGTCATATATAATATATATAATATTTTTTAACTATATAATGAAACTTAATTATATAAAATATCTAAATACTCATTTGGGAAAATTGAGGAGATATAGTTTTATAAAGTATTCTAAAGAATTTTTTTTTTATACAAAAAACTTTTTAGAATATTTAATTTACTCAAATTTTTATTGAGGGAGTGATTCTAATTTATCTTGGACTAAATCTAACTCACTATCCACTAAATCTAGTTCATATTCTAACTCAATATATTTATCTGGTGGTTTATATGTTATTGGTGCTTGTGAAGTAAAATAATCCACCATTTCTTTCATAGTAGACCATTTATCATATAATTTATTACTTTTTTCTATTAATTCATCACGCTTTTTTTCAAGTGTTTTAATATATTCATTTAAACGCTCTTTATTACATGTTTGTGTATGTTTTCTAAAGTCGTTCTTATGATTTGATGTATAACTGCATTTATCACATTTATATTTAACATATTTTGATTCTGTATCAACACATCTTAAATGGGTTTTACTTTTAAAATGTCTTTTTAGATTATCGCTTCTATCGGTTTTGTAATTGCAATCATAGCATATAAATTTACTCATTTTTTGGGATAATATTATTAAGTATTATTTCTTTATATAGTATTCCCAAAAAATGAGTAAATTTTAGTATATAGATTTATATATTTTTTATGTTTTAATTATTCATTAAATCTAAATGTTTTTTACTTTTTTTATGTCTTAATATATTATTTTTATTAATACTACAACCACATTCACAAGTTACTTTTTCTTTAAGTTTATCTTTATTTTTTTCAACATAGTAGACTTTGTAATATTCTTTAATTTTATCTTTATTTGTTTGGTAATATTCTTTAATTTTATCTTTATTTTTTTGGTAATATTCTTTTGATTCATCTTTAATTTTATCTTTATTTTTTTGGTAATATTCTTTTGATTCATCTTTATTTGTTTGGTAATATTCTTTAATTTTATCTTTATTATCTTGGTAATATTCTTTTTTTGTTCTATTAGGTATATTTTTATTCACACATTCATTATTATCTATATGGTATCGTTCTCTATTTCTAAGTTCATAAATATCATTACAATTAATATTTTCTATTAATTCAATATAAAAATCATTATTTTTGAATATTTCATAACTAGTAGTATAACGACTACGTTTATGTTTAATCCAACTTTTGTAATGACTTAAGTGCTTTGATAATCGGTTAGATAAATACGTTTCGGTTGTCGAACCTATATAAATATTACCATTTGTATTATCAACAATTTTATAAATCTTTGCTTTATCATAATTAGGCATCTATCTTATTTCATCTTATTTCATCTTTAAATTTTTTTTAGTATATATATTTATATATTAGATAATTAAAAATTGTAAATTATATTTATGAATTGTATGTAATTTAACTATGTTTCTATAAATTTATAAATATATATCTATTAATTACCTTGTTATTAATTTAATATATAATTGTATATTTCTATAAATTTTTAAAAAAAAATCTTATATATAAATATATAAATGAGTGAATACGATAGTGATGAAAGTTTAAATACTGAAGACCTAAATGAAATAAATAATGATAATGATATTTTTGAAGAGCAAGATGAAGAGGAAACTGTTGAAATTCCTGTAAAATCAATTGAGAGAGAACCCCAGACCAAAATAGTAAAAAAAAGTGAATTGAAAAAATCTAAACCTACTCCTAAACCAAAAAAAGAGAGAACAGAAGCACAAAAGGCTGCTACTTTACGAATGATTGAGGCAAATAAAAAAAGAAAAGAACAAAAATTACAAAATAAAATTGATAATGTTAAAGAAGATAAAAAAGTTGATGTGGTTAAAGAAGAGGTTAAAGAAGAGGTTAAAGAAGAGGTTAAACAAGAGGTTAAACAAAAAGTTAAAAAACCACCATCAGAGAAACAATTAGCACATAGAGCAAATTTAGTAAAAATTAATAAAGCAAGAGCAGAAGCAAGAAGACAAGGTTTGGAATCTGGGGGTAAATTAGGCAGAAAAAAACAAGAGATAAATGTTATTAAAGAAAAAATAATTTATATGATGCCTGATAATGATGGTAATTTTAAACAAGTACGAGCGCCTAGATTAACTGATAAAGATAAAAAAAAAACAGAAGATTTTAAAAAAAATAATTCAGAATTTGATGAAATACAAGCAAAAGCAAGTAAGATTTTAAAACAAACTAAAAGTGGTAAGGTAGATAAGCGTTCACAAAAAACAGAAGCACAATTAAAAATTTTAGAGAAAGCAAGAGAGAAAGCAAGGTTAAAACGACAAGAAAAATTAAAACAGAAAAAGGAACAAGAACACGAAGAGTTAAAACAAACTATAACTGATTCAGTAATAGATGTGGTGACTAAACCAGCTACAGAAATTAAGGAAATAAAAAAGAAAAAACGATTAACAGATGAGCAATTACGACAATATCAACTAAAAAAGGATATTGCTATGTTTTAAATAATTTTAGAATATAATTTTTAAATTTCTGTAAGTATAATATGAATAATTATCATTATAGTGAGGCCAGACAACTATGGCTTTTGAAAAATAAAAAAAGGTTAAACGCATATATGAGAGAATACATTTTTAATAAAAGGCATTCAATAAAAGGTAATATTATAATTAAAAAACAAAATATAACTATTTCTTTTGATTAAATAATAATATTATATTATATTATATTATAATGCCCACTGTGAAAGAGTTAAAAAAAACTATCAGAGATTATAAAATTGTTAATTGTCCTTCATATTCTAAGTTAACAAAAACCGATTTAGAAAAATTAACTACTAAATTAGGTTTAAATATTAGTTCAATACCCAAAAAACCTAAAGAACCCAAACAACCTAAAGAACCCAAACAACCTAAAGAACCCAAACAACCTAAAGAACCTCGTAAAATCATAATGAAAAAAAAAATTGGAACAAAAACTCAAATATATACAAAAGAGCAACGAGATAAAGATATAAAAGCAGGTAAAAAAAATTTACCTATTGTTGGAATGCCTTATACTAGAAATATAAGCAAGTTAATCCCTAAAACTCTAGATGATGAAGAAACAGTTGACTCTCTTAAGTATGAAGAGCAAGTTAGAAAAAATAGAGAAGAAGATATGAAAAAAGTGAAACAATTACTAAAAGAAGTAAATGATTTCTTTACTATAGAAAAAGGTATATATTCAAAATCAAAAAATGTAATGTCCAGTAATGATTTGGAAGATTATAAAAAATCAATTACTGAAAGGTATGGTGGAACAATACCACAACCTTTATTAGATAAAATAAATAAGAAGTTATCTAGCACTAAGAAAAAGAAATAATTTACTTACTCACTCAAATTTTTTATTGAGTGAGTAAATTAAATATTCTAAAAAGTTTTTTGTATAAAAAAAAAATTCTTTAGAATACTTTATAAAACTATATCTCCTCACTTTTCCCAAATTGAGGGAGGGAAATTAATTAATCTATTTGGTCAATTAATTCATCTAGTATCAAACGGTCTGTTTTATGTTCTAATTCTGTTTTACCTTCTATTGGGTGAGTATCATCTATATCAGGTATATTTTCATCTGGTCTAGTAATACTAATGGGTTGTGTTGGAACATTTATTGAAGATTGAACTGATATAATATCTTTATTGATTCTAGTATTATACTTTGGAAATATTTGGAATATTATACTTAATTCAAAATTAACATTATTTAATTGTAATAAATTATTATTTTGGTCAGTCAATTTAAATTCTATATGGTCTATTATAGGTGCTTGAGATATACTAACTTGTCTAAAATCCTGTTGATTTAAGTATATTATACCATTTGTATTCACATCAACGCTAACTTTTTGTAAAATACTACTATTACCACTTATAGTAGATAATACATTCGCTTGTCCTATATTTGCTTTTATTAATATACTATGAACTGTCGCTAAATTACAAACAAAGGGACTTTCGCTATAACTCCCAGATGATACTGTTACGTCATCTTGTTTTCCGGCTTCATCATAACCAATTATTTTATTTATAGTAGAACTAGCAAATTGTAATATTTGACTATCAGCACTTATATTTGTAAATTTTATTTTATTTTTTTGTCTATCGTATGTAGTAGTAAATTTAGAAGAAAATGCTGTATCATTATTGAAAAAATCTACAACATCATCAATACTATAATCTTGATTTGTAAAAGTCAATAATGTTTCAGCATATCTAAAAGTATTATTTTGTAAATCACTACTAATATTATAAAAACTATATGGTATTTCACAACTCATTAATGATATATGTAGTTCTTCATCATTTCCTACAATAATAGGATTCTTTAAATTTAAATTAAAGTCAGTATTAAAACCATCTAACACTTGTGTGGCGTCTTTACTTCTAATATGTAATACAGTACTGGATTTTGGTTGTATTATATTGGTATTCATATATAATAATATAGTTTAATATTTTTATCTTATTATAAAATATAATGGATAAGCAAAATATAATTTCATTTATAAATAATGAAAAACAAAAACTATATGATATACAATCTGGTTTAACCGTTGAACAGCAAGTTAGATATAATCCCCAAATACGAGAGATTCTAATGCTTTTAGATATTTTAAAAAATCAAAAGTTAAATCCTAGTGTGATAAAACAAATCAAAGATAAAATCAAAGAGGCGACAAAGGAAATGGAAAAAAGTAGTAAACAAGAAAATATTAATAGAGCAAAAAATTATTCTGTTTTATCTAATGTAAAAAGTAATATTGATAGTGTTCCAGTAGAAGTAAGACAAAAAGCACAAATGGCGAAAGCATCAGGAATAGCACATGATAATGAAAATTTTACTGATGCTCAAGATTATTTAAACCAAATGGAAGTACCTTATAAAATAGACCAACAATTAAGTAATCAAGATTCATTAGTTTTGGTTGGAGAAGAAACAGGAGATATTAAGGTTGCCTATAGGGGAACGAAATGGAAAAATTTAGAAGATATCAAAGGTAATGCCTCTATTGCTATGGGTTCTGATGAGGGGTCTACTCAATATAATAGAGCGATGGAACAAATAAATAGGATAAAAGAAAAATATAAAGTATTACCAGACGAATTAGTAGGATTTTCAAAAGGTTCTGCTATTGGAATGAGAATGGGGGAAAAGTTTGGAATTGATACCACTAATTTTAATCCATTTTTAGGTAAAGGTTTAATTAATGCTGTTGGAAATAGTAAAAATACGATTTATAGAACCGCAACTGATTTTCCTAGTATGGGTATAGCACTAAAAGGGAGTAATCCCAATTATGATATAAAAGTCATAGATGCGGTTAAACCATCTATAAGTCCTATGAAGGCACACTCGTTAGATAATTTTATTGATTCTACTAATGTTAGATTGAGCGGTGATGAATTACCAAAAGCAGCTGCTAAAATTCAAAAATTAGCAGCTAAACACGGAGAAGCACAAGTTATAGCAGATATGGCGAGTTATATAGAAAACTCTAAACCAACAAAAGTTAGTAAAGATTTATATAATACAAGAGCAAAGTTAGCAACATTAGACCCAGCAAATCCACATTTAGGACACAATATTAAAGCACCTGGTATTTATGAAGTTGGTGAACAAGTAGAGCGAAGTAGTGTTTTTGAAAAACCTATGTTAGGAGGAGGAAGTGGGGGGGTGGTAAGTGTTCCATTAGTAGAAGGAGCGCCCCCTCCTCCTAGTCAAGATATTACATCAGCTAATATTGAAACTGAAACAAGTTTAGAACAATTAGAAGAAAGAATGAATAGAATACGACAAGATTCTACACAAGAAGAAAGACAAAGAGCACAAGATTTATTAGATCGACCATTACCAAAACCACCATCTCGACCATTACCAAAACCACCAAGTAAAGACCCATTAGGCGACGAAATAAGAGCTAGAGAAAAAAATCTATTTTTAGATGCTACATCTACTACTCCTGAATTAGATGCTCAATTAGACGATATAACGGCATTTACAAAAGATATATTTAGAGATGGTAAAATAAAACCTACAAAAGGTTCTATACAAAGACCATTACCTAAACCACCATCTAGAGAATTACCAAAACCACCAACTAGACCATTACCAGAAATTCCTAGTGAAACAAAACCTAAATTTGGTGTATTTGATGAGGATGAAATGGAGGTATACGATGGATTAATAGATAAAAACAATCCAGACGCTAATTTTTCTGATTTTATACATAAGTTTAATTCTCAAAAAGGAGTTGATACAATAGTAGATTCTACTGGTAAAGTTAAATTAAATTCTAGTAGAATGCATAATGGTTCTAGATATAAAAAGATGTGGGATGAAATGACTGATGGCGATTTTACACAAGAAGAAAAAGACCATTTTGATAATACTACTGATTATGGTGATGATGAATTTAATTTAAGTGATTCTGAAAGAAGAAAATTATATAATGCTACAACAGAAGAAAGAGAAGAAATTATTAAAGATTATGAACAAGATTCATTAGACGCTCAAAAACAATTTGATACATTAACTGGAGTTGAGTCAGAAGATGGAAGTGAAATGAGAGGGATTAATAATGAATATCATGTAGCAGCTAAAAATTTTGCTACTAATTTGGGAGTTGGATTAATAAGTCAATATGCAGCTGATAAAGCAGTAGACTTTGTAGACCCTGACCATAAAATACAAGAAGACGCTAGATTAGGAATTTCTGGATTTTTGGGTGGTGGATTAGGTGAAGCAGCTATTATAAAACTCGGAGGAGGCGCTTTAACAACTGGTGGTTTATTACCAGCCGCGGCTGGAGCTGCCGTGGGTAATATAGCTGGGACTGAAACAGCAAAATTAGTAAAAAATTTAGGGGGAACAGAACTAGAACAAGATGTAGCAGGGGCATCGGTTGGTGTGGGTAGTGCGGTTTATACTACTGGAGCGTTAGCTGCTGGGGGAGCGGCTCTTTTCGGTGCTGAGGAAGGGGCAACTTTGGGGTCAATTCTTCTACCTGGTGCTGGTACTGCGATAGGTTTGGGGGTTGGTGCTTTGATTGGTTTGGGTGCTTATGGTGTAGCCAAAGGTTGGGCTAAATTCAAATCATTATTCTAAATGTATTTGTTTTTTACCTCTTGTTATCGTGTAGAATAATGAAATTTTATTAATATTATAGTCTTTCTTAGTGTTAAAATAGATCCGTAAAAACAACATCAAAAAACATCATAACATCAAAAAAATACTTAATTTTGAAAAGTATATATGTTTTTTGAAAAAACTCATAGATTTTTGAAAAACAGGTATTTTTTTGATGTTATGATGTTTTTTGATGTTATCTTAAAATTAAGAATATTAAGAACATTAATATATTTAGTCTTCTTCTATTTCACATTCATTCTTATTTATAAGACGATAACCAATGATACAATTTCTAACACACGCTCTGTTGGGTTTATAAATAGATAATTGGTTCTTATAGTCATCAAAGAAAGAATTTCTAAAGAAATCGAAAATTTTATTTTTTGTATATAATTTTTTCTCGTGTTTTTCTAAAATCTTATATTCTTCACTTTTTCTAATAATATCTAAGAATTGACTAGCAGTAATTAAAGTGTCTTTTGTCTTATCAAATTCACATTTTTCTATATTATCCTCAAAAACCATTAATGGTATATTACATTCCTTTAAGAACTCTTTACTTCGTTCTTTAACTACAGGAGGTTCATAGATAGTATCATTATAATCCAATAACCAAAAGAATAAAGCAATTCTACGAGGCAACCAATACTCTTTAGTCTTATATAATGGATTAGCAGGTAAATATCCATCTAATTTTAATTTATCAGGGTCGCTTGTATATCTTTTATTAAAAAATACATCAATATACCTTCTACTCATAGCATCTCCATTTTCTCCTTGAATTTTAGGTCTAGCATTACATTCTGCTACATAAGTAGCA